TCAGACGATCACGCCCTGGCTGCGCAGGTAGTCGTCGTAGCTGCCGCTGAAGTCGGTCACGCCGTTCTCGCCCAGCTCGATGATGCGGGTAGCCAGCGAGGAAACGAATTCGCGGTCGTGGCTGACGAAGATCAGCGTGCCCGGATAGTTGTCCAGCGCCAGGTTCAGCGCCTCGATGGACTCCATGTCCAGGTGGTTGGTCGGCTCGTCCATCACCAGCACGTTGGGACGCTTGAGGATCAGCCGGCCGAACAGCATGCGGCCCTGCTCGCCGCCGGAGATCACTTTCACCGACTTCTTGATCTCGTCGTTGGAGAACAGCATGCGGCCGAGGGTGCCGCGCACCAGTTGTTCGCCGCCCTGGGTCCACTGGGCCATCCAGTCGAACAGGCTCATGTCGTCGGCGAAGTCGTCGGCATGGTCCTGGGCGAAATAGCCGACGTCGGCGCTGTCGGTCCATTTCACCTCGCCGCCGTCCACCGGCAGGTCGCCGACCAGGCAGCGCAGCAGGGTGGTCTTGCCGATGCCGTTGGGGCCGATGATGGCGACGCGCTCGCCGGCCTCGACCTGCAGGCTCAGGCCCTTGAACAGCGGCTTGCCGTCATAGCCCTTGCTGATGTTTTCCACGGTCACCGCCTGGCGGTGCAGCTTCTTGTATTGCTCGAAGCGGATGAACGGGCTGACCCGGCTGGACGGCTTGACCTCTTCCAGCTGGATCTTGTCGATCTGCCGGGCGCGGCTGGTGGCCTGCTTGGCCTTGGAGGCGTTGGCCGAGAAGCGGCTGACGAAGGATTGCAGCTCGGCGATCTGCGCCTTCTTCTTGGCGTTGTCCGACAGCAGGCGCTCGCGGGCCTGTTCGGCGGCGGTCATGTACTCGTCGTAGTTGCCCGGGAACAGGCGCAGCTCGCCGTAGTCCAGGTCGGCCATGTGGGTGCAGACGCTGTTCAGGAAGTGGCGATCGTGGGAAATGATGATCATGGTGCTGTTGCGCGCGGTGAGCACGCCTTCCAGCCAGCGGATGGTGTTGATGTCCAGGTGGTTGGTCGGTTCGTCGAGCAGCAGCACGTCCGGGTCCGAGAACAGCGCCTGGGCCAGCAGCACGCGCAGCTTCCAGCCGGGGGCGACGGCGCTCATCGGGCCGAAGTGCTGCTCCAGCGGGATGCCCAGGCCGAGCAGCAGCTCGCCGGCGCGGGACTCGGCGGTGTAGCCGTCGAACTCGGCGAACTGGACTTCCAGCTCGGCCACCGCCATGCCATCTGCCTCGCTCATTTCCGGCAGCGAGTAGATGCGGTCGCGCTCGGCCTTCACCGCCCAGAGTTCCTCGTGGCCCATGATCACCGTATCGATGACGCTGAAGTCCTCGTAGGCGAACTGGTCCTGGCGCAGCTTGCCCAGGCGCACGTTGGGTTCCAGCATGACCTGGCCGGCGCTCGGCTCCAGGTCGTTGCCGAGGATCTTCATGAAGGTCGACTTGCCGCAACCGTTGGCGCCGATCAGGCCGTAGCGGTTGCCGTTGCCGAACTTGACGGAAACGTTCTCGAACAGCGGCTTGGCGCCGAACTGCATGGTGATGTTAGCTGTAGATATCAAGGCATTGTCCTGCGGGGCTTTGCGGGATGGTTACGCGCCTTCCTCTGCTTCCTGTACCAATTCCGTACCAGTTTTAATCCTGGTCTGTAGCTTCTCCAACTCGCTCCAATCCGAGGCGGAGTTAAGCCACTTGGCATAGGTCGATAGCAGCATCTGTACGCTGTGGCCTAGCTGCCCAGCGATAAACGCAGGGTTCATGCCAGCCATCAGGCACATGGTCGCGTATGTGTGGCGGGTGTCGTACTGCCGGCGCCTTCTGATGGATAGAGCATCAAGCGCGGCGTGGAAGTGCTTTATGGTAACACTTGGCTCCTTGATCCACAGCCCGCCTTTGCTGGGCGGGAATACGAACGGGCTGACCGCGAACTCCGAGACGGATGCGACCTGCTTCAGGCGCGCAATCCGCTTGGCCTCTGCCAGAGCATTCAAGGCACGATCATTGAGCAGCACGTCGCGCTCATGCTTGGTCTTCACTCGCTCCTCGATGCCGCGATCTATGACGATCCGGCATACATGGATGCGTCGCGCCTCTTCGTCTACCTCATCCCATCGAAGGGCGAATGCCTCTCCTGGCCGCAGCCCAGTGAAGAACAGGAATTCGTACAGTGCGGCGTATATCCTTGAGTACTTCCCAAGAGTCGCGTACAGATGCTGGATGATGCGTTCTGCCTCGTCCCTGGTGAATGGATCCACCAGTTTCTTAGAAACCCGCGGCTTCTCAAGGGACGCCATCGGGTTCTTCTTGATCAGGCCGTCCTTCACAGCGGAATCTAGGATCGTCGACAGCTTGAACATCGCGTTTCGCTTCACGCCTGGCGATGTCCACTCGATGCTGCTGATGATTCGGCGCAAGAGGGTAGGGGTGATCTGATCAAGCCGGGCTACTGCTAGATGCGGCATCCAGTATTGGTTGAGGATGCTCTTGTAGTTCTTGCGTGTCCCAAGCACGATCTCTCGGCTATCTAGCCAGAGTTGAGCATGCTCACCGAACAGGGGGATTTGGCTGCTGACCGATTCCGCAATCGCAGACCCGGGGAAGAACTCTGCATACCTGGCTTCATCCATGATGCCCAGCTTGATTGCCTGGACTACCTGATCTCTAAGACCGGATGCAGTCTTAATCCCTTTTTGCGTCGCGGGATAGGGGAGTGTTTCGCACTTCCTTGTTCCGTTCCACATGAAGCGGATACGGATAGAGTTGCCGATGACTTCCACCCCGGTGGGCATACCCAAAGGCTTTCGAGCCATTCGTCGTATCTCCGTCGACTGTAGATTATTTTCCCGTTGACCTTGTTCCAGACGCCTTCTGGAATCTGTCCCTTTGACCGTCTGGTTTGTAGGGCGCGGTAGGTTATCCCAAGCATCGCCGCCATGACCTGCTCGGGTACCTTGTCTTCGTACTCGATTTGCTCTGCGGTACTCATAGGCAATACCTCTCCGCCCCGGCAATAGCTGGGGAGGGCATGGTGGTAGGATTTAGACGCCCAGCCGGGTTAGCTCAGGGAGAGCTAGTGGCGCCCGGCTGGGTTACTTGATGAGTTCTGCGGGGACGCTGACGGTTTTCCCGTACTTGGCTCTAACGATAGCGCGGCATGCTGCTATTAGATGGGTGGGCCCTGCCGACGTTGCATCAGCGGGCATATCGAAGCCGCATGCTGTGAAGAAGTTCAGCGGTTCGCCATGCCAGTCGCTACCGACCCATTCGAACTCGAAGCGGTACTTCTCGATCAGCGGGCCGCATTGAGACCAGTTATTTGATGGTCTCCAGTCTCCTAGATAAATTATAGGCCCGTATGGTGCATTCTCTGGATCGGTATGCCAGTACCATCCAAGTTCAACGCTATCCTCTTCGTAGCGTATCCATCCTTGCGCTGTGGCTACCGCCCAATCCAGCGCCGGCCCTTCAAGATCGCAGGTTTTCACTTCTACGGTCTCGTTCACTCCCCACCTCCCATAGATTCGAGTAGTTCGCGGTCGTTCATTGCTTGGCTCCTATATTCAATACTGAGTCGATAGCCTCATCGGTTCGCTGCGCCCGAAGATGCTCATCGCAGACGTGCAGGCTTGCCCAGTTGTGGAGGTATCCTTCATCGCGCAATCCGCGATACCGCGCAGCATCCTTCGCCATGCGCCGAATCTGCTCGGGAATGCTGACATTGCCGCCGTCTGGAGGGTCCATGTAGTAGGTGCCGGGGAGGGCGCTTGCGCATTGACTAAGCTCTGCCTCCAGCCGCTCAACCTCGGCAATCAGCCAGAGAACAACATCCGGAGAGGTCGCCACCATGAACTCCTGATCAACGTGGAACTCCGGGAAAGCATCTACGGATGAGGCCTTGTACCAGTCGCCTTTGTCGCGCGCCCGCTCCGCCAGCTCCTTCAGCTTGTTGGTGTCGGTCATGGCTTGATCCTCATCTTCTTCTCAGGGCGAATTCCTTCTTCGCGCAGTACCCGCATGGCTCTCGCCTTTGCGCGAGGTGATGGGTTTCGCATGTCGCGCAAAGCTCGCCAAGCTCGCTTGCTGCCGAGATAGAGGCCGATCCCAAGGTCGCAGCAGTCGACGTCCGCTGGCTCCATGCCAATTCCGTTATTGACGTAGTGGTAGGGATCACGCTTGCAGAATGGGCAGGTCATGGCGCCACCTCGATTCCTGCTTGCTGGAGGGCTTCTCGGCAGAGTTGCCGCATGGCCGCCGAGACTTGATGCTCGCGATAGTCATGAGCGAACTTTGGGTCGCCGAACCCAAGGTCATACTTCGCCCCGTCAGGTGCGCTGCCAACCTCCGGCAACACCACCCTCAGAGCGGCGCGGCTGGCTTTCCAGGCTTCCCACCGATCATTCAGGAAGTTGCCGAAGTACTCGTCGCCATTGCGCTTCAGAACGAACTCTCTGTTCATGTCAAACCAGAGCGTTTCTTCGTAAATGTCCCAGACCCACGCTTCAAACTCTTCTCTCATTGCTTGCTCCATCTGCTCAACTCCTGTCCTTTCAACTCGGTCTGCCTGTAGAGTTCCTGCATATCCCCGACGACCCGGAAGATTCCCAGGACGAAGAGAACGATGACTATCACTGCCAATATGGTTTCGTTGTCGTTGTCCACGGTTGGTCCTCCGGGGGTCGGATGCGTTGGTTTCGTTGTTGGGTGTCGATGCCGGGATTCCGGCATCGGTATCAGTCGCCCGCCGCTTTGGCGATCAGGTGCATGAGCATTTCGCGCAGTTGCTCGCGCTCGAGCACCTGGCCGGTCTTTGCGTACTCATCGGCCTGACGCAGGATCGCGTCGATCTCAATCTCGAACATCGGCGAAACCACGTCTGGCTCACACTGTTCGAGCAGCAACTGGATTGCGCGAGTCGGATGTGCCATCGCTACGCCGAGCCAGTTGTAAGCTGACGCGGTGCGGTAGTAGCGGAGGCCGGCGATCTCATTCCGGCGCGGCGGGCGGAATTGTGGGGGCTGGTAGGGCATATTCAATCCGGGTAGTGGGTAGCCCATTATCCGAATTGCTGTATATGCGTACAGTGGTTGGCGATGGGTGGCTACGCAACGTCCTGATGGAGCTTCGTGCGTCGCCACTTCTGAACCGCTTGCCCTATATCTTCCTGGGTGAACGTTGCCCCGTTGAGTTTCCAGACAAGGCATCCGTCAATTGCATCGCACTCAGTTAATACAGAGCCGCACGGCATCTTGATATCAACTGGTTGTAGAAGCATATCGGTAAAATCTTCAGGGTCGGCATCCATCCACCCTCCGACATGCCGCTCAACCTCGGACACAACATCTTCCACTTCGAAATCCCTTCGAGACCAGCCTAGCGCAGCGACGATCGCGCGAACCCCGCGCTCCCACCGATCCTTTCGTACCAGCGCGCCGTCCTGGCGGAACTCGTAATCTTCGACCTTGGCGTCACGAAACTCCGGTCTGCGAAAATCCAGTTCAGTTACCTCTCTCATTGCTTCCCTCCCTCCTGCTCGCTCAGCAGGGCGCGCAACTCTTCAAGTGCGCCAATGCGGTCCTGCGCATCTGAACTGGTAAGTGCCGGAGTTACGATCCGCCGCAACAGCCCCTCGCTGACCACCACATGGCCCGCTGGAATAACTGCCAGCTCCCGCACTTCATAGCCTGGCCAGTCCTGAGGGTTTGCTCTGACCATGTCGTGGTGCTCCTTGGAGCAGGGGTGCCAATCTCCCGGATGGCTTGTGAAGAACGAGTAGTACCGCTTCACCTCACTCATGACCTACCTCCTTGCTGACCGACTTGTTCCAGGCATCTACCAGGCCCTCGCCGGTGAATGCCTGAACTGAGTGGTTGCACTTCGGGCAGTGCAAAGAGAGGTATCCCTCTTTATGCCTGATCCCAGCAAGGGAGCCGTCGTAGCCACATTTGCAGGGTTTCAACGTATCCAT